TTGCTACGCCGTAACCCTGTGATGCGCCACTTAGCAGGGTCTAGTTCAAACTCTGCCAGTAGTTCAGCGTGATCAGGTTCATTGCCTGCTGGTCTTGGAACTGATCGCAGAACGCCACCGCTTGAGTCATACTCAATGCCCGGTTCAAACCCTGCTGGAATAGATTTGGCTACGCGCTTGCGCTGTTCGTCATCGCCTAGCTTTGAAAGATCGTCTGTAAGACTCATGTGCAGGTGCATCCTAATTCTTTTTTACCGCGATTGCGGTGTCGGTTTATGACTTGTCGGCTCACGTTCAAACCGTTCTTAGCCAACACACGCGAAAGACTTGTTGGACTGGTTTCTGGATCGTCTATAAGTTCTAGCAATGCTTGAGATTCTTTTGCGCTGAGTTGCTTTGTTATACGCGCAATGGTGCAAGCAGATACGTTCTTTTTAACTGTGCCTAGATCGTCAAGTAAGGTCATGGTGACCACCTTTCGTCTAGATAAGTCTAAGGCGCAAGTGTGTCAGGATGTTGTTTTTTTGGTGCGTGTCGCAGGCTTTGTAACCAATTCCTCTATGGAATTAAGGCGATAGTCAAGGTCTTTAACCTTTGACTCAATGCGGTTTACGGTCTGCGCTATATCTCCAAGGCTTCGACCACCATTTGTATTTGGGTGAATTGGATAAGTAGCTGTGTCTATGTAAGCCTTGATTGGTTTAACGATTGCCCACTTGATAGTCATACCAACCAGCAACGCAATGGCAGTTAGTGCGCCTGCGTACTGACCTAGTTCAATAATTCCCATGACTTACTTTGCAAGGATCGCGGCAGGGTTTATACCGCCACCCTTTGTCCATGTTGGTTTGGCTTGAAGTTCCATGTGCAAGTGTGCGCCGGTGGTATTGCCTTCTAGTCCAACCTCTGCAATGTGATGACCCTTCTTAACTTTGTCACCAACTGCGACTAGGTACTTCGAGCAATGCGCAAACAACAAATAGCCTTCAGCTACTTTAAGCAAGACTGAATGCTGACCAAAAGCCTTACCCCAAACTTGACCGACTTTAACAACTTCACCATCGCAAGGCGCAAGAACATCAGTTCCAATCGGGCAAGCGAAGTCCACGCCTTCGTGGCGTTTTGTAGACCAGCGATTTCCGCGAACTCCAAAACCCGTACTAACTGCCACGCCTTTGATTGGTGATGCCATGTTATTTTTTCCCGTTCGCCTTATTGAATGAGTCGTTAATTTCTTCTTCGTTCAGAACGCCGTCTGTCATGTAAGCACGAGCTAGACCTTCCAGCACGATGGCAACTCCAAGAATTGCAGCCATGCTTGCAGACTTCCAGAGTTCAATACCCATGATCGCGCCTGCGCCAATGGTTCCCATAACTGATGCAATGACAACGGCAATCATGCGAGTAAGAATTTCTTTGACTTGTTTGCGCTTCAATTTAACTCCAAGATGTTGTGCGCAGGATGTTGTTCTAGTTTAACTTACAACTTTTGCATCAGTTATTTCATTACCGCATGGGCCACAATAAAATACGGTTGCGGTGGTTTCAAGTCTTATTGCAATATCTTGATTTTCACACTTATCGGTATGGCAAGTTAAATCGTAAATCATGGTATCCCTATCCTCCAGCTGCTGCTGATGTCATCTGTACAGCGAGCCAATGTGCGGATGTACTTTGAAAAGTACCACCTGCAAATTGCCATTGACCAGCCGTAAATCCTGAAGTAGTTACTGCATCTGCCTTAACTCCGCGTGGGTTTGTGTTTGATGTATTAACGCTAATTTGAACAAGAGGTGGTTGCGTAAAGCGACCAGATGCAAATGTTACTGCTGTTGTTGAAATTGTGTTTAGTGCTGATGGCGCAGCTATGCTAACTGTTCCAGAATTAGTTGCATAAGGAATAGGTCGACTTACACCAGAGTTCAAGTTTACAATTTGGTTTGGATAAGTAGTTGAATCAACAATTGTTGGATTGCTTAATGGTGCTACAACATTCCACGCTGAACCTGTGTAGTAAGTAAGTTGATCGGTGTCAGTCATTACCGCAAACATACCTTCAGTCGGTGTTGCGATAGCAGATGAACGTGCAGCAGTTCCAGCAAAGACCATAACTGCCTGATCTTGTAGATAATCCTGAACTTGTGATGCCGTAAGAACGTCACCAGCTGTAAATACTTTGCGACCTGCGCCAGCCATTGTTACTCCTTGTGTTAGTTAGATTCTATCTTAGTAAGCGAGAATGTTCGTATCAAGAATGCCAAACTGTGCGCTGTCTAGAACAAAGTTTGTAACGCTTACTGAAGCCAGTTGTAAAGAAACTCTGTGGTTGTCTATCCCCATGTCATGACTTATGCCGGTCACCATTGCATACTGATTTATCGATGATCCTATTTGGTTAGGTGTGAACTTAATCTGCACAACGTCTGCTATTTCCAGCAGGCAAATTTTATCTACCTGTTCTGGTGTCTTGTCATGCAGGTTCACCGTCACTTCATTTATACGCAGTTCAGGTTGGTCATACAAACCAACTAAGTAGCTTGCAAGATTTAACGCTTCAGTATCGCTAGTCAGTAGAACCCCGTCAATAGAGAACGAAGCAACACCATAGGCATCTTGCGAAGTTGTTGAATCTGCCACTTGTGTAGTGCCACCGTTACGAGTTACGGCAACGCGGTTGTAAAGATTTTCTGATCCATACATAACGCCAATGTTTGAATAAGGGATTGAGTTAGCGGTTGAATCATCTGCAAAGACTACGGTGCTGATAAAGGATGGATTAAATACGCGGTTCTTAAATGTAACTGCGCCTGATCTACTCATAAACAACTGACCATTCTCTGTTGTTTCGACTAGCTGTAAATACTGCAAGGCGTTTGTATTCTCTGCCACAATGTCTGACTGTAAAGTTGTTAGACCAGTTTCAATAGAACGATTAGCAACAGGCCACGCCACTTCAGGGCGATCAAGAATTGCAGTAAGTCGTGCAGAACTTAACTGGCTTGTTGTTGTAAACGAATCCAACTCCGCAGCTGATAAACGCAAGAAGCCATCAAATTCCAATCGTCTATGAATCCTGTAAATACGCGATCACCGTTTGTTTCAATAACAATTGGTTTGCGTGGCACAATGTTGCCGTAGTAAGGACTAGCGGTGTTGAACGGATCAAAGGTACGCGAATCATTATGCAAAGTTACTGATACATTTCCTGCGGTATAGCGATCTAGTTCACGCGACTTGCCACGATTGACAGATACTGAAGCAACGTAATTAGTAACGTCTGTGAGAACGTCACCACCCAAAACGTAAATAGAATCTAGTTTTCCTTTAGTCGTATCATTGAGAGTAAAAGAAACGCCACCGCCAGCAGGCAAAGTAAAACCAATGTAGACCTTAGTTTGTGGAACTGCCATTACGCCGACTTAAAGACCGGGCCGCTTGTGCGTTCATACTTCTTAATCGCATCTACAATGTCGCGCCCGATGTTTGTGCCGTTTGCACCCATGCCTGCATTAACTGTCACGTTGATTGTTGCGCCAGTTCCAGAGTTCCGACTTGATAAGGGAATGACTGCTTCAGGCCCGGCTTCACCGATCATTGCTAATGTTGGTTTGTTTACAATTCCACCATTAGCAAGTTTTGGAACTTTACTTAATAAAGTATTCAATTGTTTTGTTTGTGCTGTCGTAAGGCTTCCAGCGTTTAACGCCTTCTGTAATGCAGCAGGTAATGCAACTGCGCCACCAGAGATAATGAAGCCTGCCTTCTTAACGGCAGCAATAATTCCATTGACCATTGCTTCGCCTTGAGTAATACCTGCTTGATAGAACTGGCTCGCTCCAGCCTTCCCCAAAGTTTCCGCAGCTGAACTAACGCTTTGAATTAGTGCGTTGGTTTCGCTGATCGCGCTTGACCCACCCTTGATAAGTTCATCAGCAATCTTTGTTCCAGCATCCGCGCCTGCGGCTAGAACTTGTTGAATGCCTGCTTCAGATAAGCCCATTTGGAGTAGTTGATTAACCTTGTTAGAAAATCCAGTTATGCCAGTTACTTGTTTGCGCAAGTTATCTAAGAAACCACCGGCAGAAGCGGCTTCGCTAAAGTTCAGAAGTCCACTAATTGAATCGCGCACACCATCGCGGAATGATGCAAACGCTTCTTTAGCCTGATTCAGTTTATTTCTGGCAGCAGTTAAACTGTCATTCATTTTTGTTAGCGCGGCAGTTGCAAGTTTTGAAGCAGCAGCAACTTGCTTTGCAATTTCAGTTGCTTTCTTTCCTGTCTTGGTAGTTGCATCACCACCACCAGTAGTAAGATTTACGTCTGTTCTGGTAGTTGGAGCCATAATTCCATCTGGCGCATAGGTGATCTTAGGTAAGTCCTCGACCTTTGCGCTGTATGTATCTACCAATTTGTTCACGCCAACAAACGCAACGGCAATAGCGGCAACTGCGGCGGCAGCACCAATCGCGCCAGCAATTGCTGAAGTTCCACCTGTTGCGAATGCCATTGCCGTTGCAGTCAGGATTGCCTCGGTCTTTAGTAATTTATATGCTGAAACAATTACACCGATGGCAGTTGATATTGCTTTGGCAGCAGTTACCGCAGTTGAAACTGCCCAGATCGCAGCAAGAACTCCAGCAAAAACTAGAAGCGGTTTCTGGTAAGCGACAACTGTTCCAATGAATGCCCTGACATTTTGACCCCATTGGTATCCGGCTTCCGCAGACTTGTCGAATGAACTTGCAACGCTTTCTTTGCCCGATAGTCCGTTGATAAATCCTTCAAGTGCAGGCATGATATTGATTAGAACGTAATCAACTAGATTGGTTAGTGCAGGCAATAATGCCCCACCAATAGATTCTTTTAACTCGCTTGTTCGTTGTCCAAGAATTGCCAGCTTGCCTTCGTAAGTTCCAGCAGCAACGGCAGCCTGTCCACCAAACAAACCGTTTAAGTATTCTTGAACCTTGCCAAAGTCCTTAGACTTCTTAATGTTCTCTGGAATGACAATACCTAGTTTGCTTAAGCCTGCAAAGTTACCGCCTAATGCTTTGGAAAATGCTAACGAGATAATTTCTAAATCTCTACCGCTTCCCGCAGAAACGTCTAGTCCAAGTTTAAGTAATGCTTGCGCCTTAGTCACGTCACCAGTTGCGCGAACTAAATTTTCTAATGCCGGGCGAAGTTGTGTGTCAGATACACCTGTTGCAAACTGTTGCGTAGTAATGAACTTTTCGTTAGCCGCAATTTGTGCATCGGTTGCCTTCGTGACGTTCTGCAAAGTCTTAGCAAGTTTGAGTTGCGCCTTCTGATCTTCAGCAGCAGCTTTAACTGCATCGTATCCAAATTTTCCAGCCGCGATCCCTAATGCACCAAAAGCGATAGCAGCAGTTTTGGTAGTTCCGCTCAAACCCTTAAATGCGCGTTGAGCCTTATTAACTCCAGCAGCATCGAACGTAGAAAGAATAGGAAAGATTACGGCCATTGAAAGAACCTATCCTTTGAGTTTGCGGTTATAGTC